TGCCCATATAACAATGCGTCAACTAAGACTCGTCTCGCAAATTCGTTGAGGGGAGTGCCGTCGCCAGTGACATCCTTTGACCACTCTCTCCAGTATTCTTGGTCGCCTCCTTCTAAATGGATGCCTCTTCTTAAGATTGTTCCCGCAGCTTGTGATGCTAGGCGTTGAAGGAAGGGGGGCATGACTGCGTGGAAAATGCGACGGCTATAAGCGTCGTCATCTTCGCGCGGTTCGCGGGGGATGATACTCTCCGCATTTTGGCGAATGGTTTTGGTACCGCCAACACAGGTGTTGATTGGATCCCAGAAAGCAATCATTCCGAGAACTGCTGCGTTCTTTGCGCTTGGGTCTTCGGGTTGGTCGTTCTTGGGGATGTCTACCCTTCCGGTTAATCCACCTAAGTCAATAAGCGAATTTTTACCCGGACGCGAGGGGTAGGTGGAGCCGGAAATAGTCATGTCCCTATTCTAGTAGATACGAATGGTTGAACCACCACTCGACCATCGCCGTAGTGGAGCTAAATATGATATGCAGTATCCTAGTGCATCTACTGGTCCAGAGATATCATCTAAGCCGCCAATTCCTTTGGTTGGTTTACCGGTTTTGTCATACGTCTGCTGTTCAAGAGACTTAATTAGATACTTACAACGGTTATGTACTTTGAGGCGGTTCGCTAATAACAAGACGTTGACGCAGTTAACTCGGTCAGCGACAAGTGGGTTGCTTGATTGTGATTTAACGATGAACTTTCCTTTTTTGAGTAGGGATAAATCAGACTCGGATGCGTTAGTGGTTGTGCGTTGTTTGCTTGCTGCGTCTGGGATGATGACTAAGTTTTCTCTTTGTAATTGCTCGGGGTAGGTATCTTTTAGCTTTTCGACTACGGCGGGGGTGTCTTTGGGGTGGTGTTCATCAATGACGTGAAATTCGTCGCCGCGACGGATGATTGTCATGCAAAAACATGCGGCTACGTTGAAATCTACGCCGATGAATATGCGGTCTTCGTTGTTAATTTGTTCGTCGGTCCAATGTTTATCTCTATCGAATGGATGGTAAACAGTTGTGTTCTCTAGGTTGGTAAATTCACCTTCGATGTAACTGGCTATTAAATTCGCGTCGTAGTTTTGATATAAAGAGTCGATGAAGCCGGGTGGGAGGTGCGGGTTATCTGTTGTTTTTGCTTTGATCATTCGGCGGTCTTCTCTGTCGCCGTTTTCTACGAAAGTGCGGTAGCACCATTTATATCCCTCTGGGGTAGATCCAACCGCAAGGACTGGGTTGGTGCCTCCTCTTAATCTGGCGAGGAACATTTCGCTTGCTTTTTGTGCGACATCCATGGGACTTGTATCTATCTCGTCAGCTAGGCAGAATGATAAATTCTGACCCCTGATGCGATTCCATGTTTCGGTGGCGCGGCAAAGCAAAGTTGTACTGCCATGTTCGGTGTGGATGATGTATTCCGGTTGCGGGGATACTCGGAAGTCATGTTCGATTTTGTATTCTTCTAGGAAATCATCGAAACTTCTCATCCATACGTCACGAAGCAATATGTTTGTAGGCTCGAAGACTGCGCCGACTGTTCCGGGGTTATCCATGCACAACATGACTGCTTTGGCGCAGAGTGCTCTGGTTTTTCCACTTCCGAAGCCTCCGATGAAGCCGAGAATGAGGTGTTTTTGATCATTACAAAATGTTCGTTGGGCTGGTAGTAACCCTTCTACAATTTTAAATCGCAATTTTTCATTAGTTTCTCTCGCTCGGCTGGATACCTGAATGGGTGGTTCGAGGCATGATCCACCGGGTACGTTCGCTAGTAAACTCAACTGCTTTTTTACTTATGTAAGTAGTCTAGAGCATGTTAATAAAAAAGCCCTCTTGCGAGGGCGGGGTGGGTTAGTAGTAATGCTCCCAACTGTCTTCGATCTCACAACCGAGTGTTTTTAACTTTTTGATTAGGGTTTTGAGTGATCTGCAAAGACTGGCATATTGTTGAGGGGTGTAATCCTCCCCATCAATTGCATCTTGCGCCCTTGCCATGATGGTGTTGCCTGAGATTGCATCTTGCAAAATCCATAGTTGCTGCTCGTCTAACTCGTCTGGGAGTTCTGGTTTGTCTTGACATTCAAGACCACTTAGTAAATTAGAAGCCTTTAAATCAATTTCGTCATAGTCCCAACCAAAAGTATTAGATAGGGCTTCAGCTATGCAATCTTGTGGTCGATCAGCGAGGATTTGTGCTTGCCCTTTGGTTAATTTCATCGCTCGCACTCAGGTAGTGAAGCACAGAATTTGGTGCGTTCGTTTGTGTCTGATTGGTCGGTGGTTCTCCAACTCAATTGATCTCGTAATTCACTAAAGCTTTCAACAAAAAATGCTCCACCCATCCAGTCTGTTACTGGGTTGTAAACATGACTGGCAATGGAAATGTAGTACTTGGTGCAACCATCATGCTCTTCGGGATCAATGGCTTGGACGTTTGGGTGGGCTAGTGCCTCTTTCCAAGAACGTGGCTTTTTCATGTGATGTAATACAATGGTATGTATGTAATTAAGTATAATATATTAATTAGGTTAAGTCAACTAAGATGAGTTACAAAATACAAGTGGGGGTAGGGTGAACGAGGTTATTGCTGCAATTCTTGGGGCTGGTATTTCAGTCGTGGCGATGTTGGTCGCAAATACTGGTAAAAAGAGGGAATCCTATGTCGTTGAAATATTTAAGAGGTTAAATACTTTGGATAATAAGGTGACGAGGTTGGAAGAAAGGACCACTATTAAAGAACATAGAGGTCATAAATGAACTGTTGGCACTGTAAAACTGAGCTGATTTGGGGTAGTGATTCAGATTGCGAGCATCTGGAAGACTATTCGATGGTTACTTTTCTAAATTGTCCAAATTGCAACTCACTTGTTGAGGTTTATCATCCCAAAGACAACAAAACCCCCTAATGTCCTCTACAACTTAGGGGGTAATGTGAACATCTAATCCCGTAGATGATAATAAGTGGTTCGCATAGGTATAGGGCATTCCTATTTTACTACCTATTTAGGTTATGGCTTTATAATTTTTATCCATCCGGCAATTAGTTCTTCTTTCTGTATATCACTAATCTCAGATTCCTTGATACCGTGATTCTTAGCCATATAAGTGACTATAAGATCCCAGATCTGCTCGCTAGTTAGTTTCTTAAAATCCATTCTTCGTTTTAGTTAAGTAGAGACAACAAAACCCCCTAGTCAATAGCTTAAAAACTAAGGGGTTTGTTGGCCTAACAGCAGGCGTGGTTCACCTGTATGAAAACCAAACATATCTTAGAAGCAAAGGGGGGTGGGGTGCAACTAGGTTAGCAATACGTAACTAAGTACAGTTCTGTAGATTTGTTAGGTCTGGGAGGTACCGCCCCCACGCGCAAATCAAAATGCAAATCGCTTCCCCGGGGGTGGGGTTTTGCTTGCGTAACTGTCTTACACACAGTTATGCAAAGCCCACTAATCAGTCAAGGCAAAGGATGTGCAATAAGTCCACTAATTATCGAGCTATGTCCAGTTTTCCGCGCCACTATTTAACATTTTAGCCCATACTTAAGTATTAAATAAGCTAGGTAATTAAGTAGGAGCTGCTACCCCTACCCCCTACGCGGCGATATATGAGAGACCTCAATCTATCTAATTACTTGGCTCTAATCTCAATAATCTAGCTTGTGCATTAATCGCGCCTATGGCGTTGGAATATTGGTTATTTCTCATAGATGCCTTATATACAGAATCAAGCCGGTCTAGCGTCTCAACTGTCTTCTGTTCTCTGCTCACTTGATATTCTTGCTTGATAGTCTCAAATAGTCTATTTCGTAGGGTGTCCACCTGACGCGACTTAAGCCCCCATTCTTTCGCGCAGTACTGCACCATATCAAACCGGCCATAGCCTTCCCTATGTAGCCTATGTAGGGTATTTAATCTCTCATTAGTCTCTAATTTAGTGGCCTTTTTACCCACAATTAAAGCGCGTTAACAACATATAGGACCACTATAAACGCTAATCACGTAAAAAGTAGCTATAGACTTAAAAACAATAAAAAGGGTGTTACCAGGTAACGCGGTTTTCTCAGGTAAGAAAGCTTATTGAGAAAAAGTTGCTACCAGGTAGACACCTTTAAATGATTAACCAATAAAAAAGGCCCGCGTAATGCGGGCCGGTTGCTTATGTGATTAGCTGGTTAATCTTCTCTAGCCTTAACTACATACCCATATTTAGGCGCGGTTTCATCCCATATATATTCTTCTTCTGTATTTGGTTCTATGCCTTTAATTATCCTTTCGGCTTGTTCTTTGGAAGTAGCTTCAACTTCTGGAAAAGTGAAATACTGGATTACTTCAACTGTATATGTGGTCATTAGAAGCACACCTCAACATCTTGAGTTGTAGGAGTCGCGGCCGGTTGCTTTTCCCTTCTTGCTTTAATACCGGCTAATACTTCCGCGCTGTATTCGTCAAAACTGGTAGTTTTTGCGCCTGTAACTTCTGTAAAAAGTTCAAGGGTGTTAGCTTTACGGCCGCCTATATGCCAGTAATGAAGATCGTGAGGTATTCGCTCAGTCTTCCAACAGTAAACAGTGAAAAGGACGTCGTTGACGTTTGAAGAGTCCGAGATAATCCACTCAGCTAATACCTTTCCATCACTCTGATTAGGTGTCATAAGTAGCGGTTGGCCTAGTTTGCGTGTCAATGAGTGATATGTAGTTCTTACATATCCTTGTAATGAAGTACCACAGGCAACGCCGGATAAATGTGAAACATTTTGGAAAGCGTAGTTAATGCGGCAAGCTTCCCAACTATCACCCCTAGCTAGTGAAGGTGTAGAACCGTCACCGATTAGGGTGTACTGTTGGCCGTCAATTGG